GGGTTCTCCTATTTTAAAGCTCATATATTTTTGTTTTATCTTTGCTGAAAAAATAATATCCTTTTATTCCTTTTTCTCTTAACTTGTTTATTTCAATGTGAGTTTCCTTTGTTTCCGCCGTAAACTCAAACACTACCAATTCGGCTTTTTGTTTTCTAACTGCTTTTTTTGCACGATTTACAATGTTTCCTGCAGATCCTGTTTTCTTTAAATCTGCCGGTATTCCATCCAAGAAGACATCGAACTCTCCCGGTACGGTTTCTCGGTATTCTACTAAAAATCCGTTTTTTGCCATTGTTCGGGACGTACTCCATTCTTTGTCGAATANTTTTTTCTTCNGTTTNTTAATCTGTCCTTCTTTGATTCGGTTGCGGTTGGTCAGCAGCATTCCTTCGTTGTCGGTGTAATAGTCGACACGCCATTGTGTGGTGTCCGTATCGATTAGCGTTTGCAGGTTAACCAAATCGAAGTCTTCGACGACGATAGGTTCTTTTTGCCGTTCTATATAGCTGTGTCGGTCGGTAAATATTTCGCCTGTAATGGCTGGGTTTCCTTCCAAGCCTTGTTGCGATGCATTGGTTTTCGGGTTGCCGTCGGTAACGGGTTGGTCGGTTTCTTCCCATCCGCATTTGCAGTTCCACAGGCTTCCCGGCGTATTGACNGTCCAATGAGGGTCGTCTTTAGCCCAAATGCGGTTCCAGAATATTCGGTGTTTTTCTCTTACGTGTACGCTCCGGCTCGGAATCCATCGCATATTGGGAAACAGCCGGACATTTTCTTTGTCGGCAAACGATTCCCATTGCTTGGCGGTTCTGCATCGCGACCTTGCGGTGTTGTACTCGGTGGCTTGGTAGCGGTTGAAGGCATAGAGCGTTTTGCTTGCTTCAGCTCTGTTGTTTTCGTTTAAGCTCTTTTTAATGAGTCGTGTTGCGTGGTGGGCTTTGTAAGCTGCAAAACGGCTTACATTGGCACGGAACCTGTCTGCCAGCCCGCTGTCGGTGTCTTGTGCATAAACGGCATCGACGGCTTTGCGTAAGTGTGCCGCATAGGCTTTGTAGAGCCTGCTGTTGAGCGAGGGGTTGGGGTTGGCTGCAATATCGTCTAAAATCTCTTCTTCCGCCTTTTTAGAGGCTAATCGGTAGTTTCCCTTATCGGCGGTCTTAAATTCGTTTAAATGCTCTCTGAGCGTCGCTAAATCGTTATTATAATATAAACTGTCAAGCTCTGTTGTCAGGGCTGGGCGTCCAGCCCTCAGACGAAAAAACGGCTGTCTTCTATTTTGAGGTTGGAAAAATCGGGTTGTTGCTTAACGCCCGTTATTTTAATATTGTATTTCTCGATGAAATATTGCGGGTCTATCTCGTAAGACATTAAGAGCATTTGCTCGATTTGCAGTTGTTGTTCGGGCGTCCACTCGNCGCTTTCGTCCCAGTCGAAACGGCATCCTTGAAGCGGGAATCCGTGTCGAATCATTTGAGGTATGAGCTTCCAGTTGACTACGTCTCTTACTCTGTCGGCATCGGCATCGATAAGGTTTTTAAAAATATCCAAGTGCGTTTGCGACTGTGAGTAAGACGAGCCGTCGTCTATGGTCATGGTTTGGTTGAGAATGCCTTTGCTCATTTCGCTGTTGGCACGCTCAATTCGTCGGTCGTAGACGTTGAAGGCGTCGCCTCGTGTGGTTTCTTTGATTTCGATTTCGGTTCCTTCGGGGAACAAGCCCCAGCTTAACGCTCCCATTTCAGCCAAGAACTTCTCGGCACGGTCAATGTCTTTCGGGTCTCTCGACGCCGTTTTGCCTATCCGGATGGGCATTCCGAAAATCTCTCCGAATGCGTCCCAATAAGCGAGCATGTTTTTTTTCGACAGTGCCGGAGGCGCCAGCTTCAGCAGCAATCCCAAGTCGTTGGGTTTGCCTACTCCTATGCACCATTCCGCCATTTTGCCTTCGGTAAAACTTATCCCTTTTTTCGGTTCATCGCCTACTTCTCTTACCACTACGCCAAATTCGGGGATAACGTGTTTGCGCGGTATTAACGACACATGGCTGTAACGCATTGTTTTATCGTCGACCACTATGTCGCCGAACTCAATGAGCGAATAGCCGTAATAAACGGACTCTTGTACGTATTTCCAAAAGTCTTTGAACCACTCGACTTCAAACAGCTCTGTTAGTTCGGGTTGTTCTTTACCGGTTTTGTCTACTATTTTAAATGCTTTTTTAAATCCCATACGGTTGCGTTGGTCGACGGCACCCGAAAGGTGCAAGTCGACGGCAACGTCGGTATATACATCTAACAAAGCCGCACGTTGCGGGTTTTCGGGATTAAGTGCAATTTGCCAAGCACGTCGCCATGTGGCGATGTCTTTTTTGCTTAAACGTTCGGCTTGTATTTTCAGCTCTATCAATAGCTTTTTCTTATCTTTTATCATATCATTTAATAATCATATTGTTGACGTGGCATACTGCCGTATTTAATCGGGTTTAATTCGTTGCCTTGCTCGTCTTTTTTTACGGGCAAGGTAGGCGATATTTTTCCTTCGGCTACTCGGTCTAAGTAGTCGACGGCTCTGTCGTAGCGTTCTTTTACTTTGTCGAAAAGTATGTCGGTATTGGACAGTCTCACTATTTGCCACAGTGCAATATCTTTGCAAAGTTCTACAATGAGCGGATTGCGTTGTAGAGCTTGCTGAGCAAAGATTGCTTCCGTGTCGTAGCGTCCGGATAGGTAGCTTCTCATTTCCTCGACGGCAGCTTCTATCGCTATTTCGACAATGGTTTCGTCGTTGTCGACGATGTCGCTAATCTGATAGTCGTAAGCGACCGATTTCAGTTCTTCTATTGTGATAAACATAATCAATAAGTTTTATATAAGGCATTTCTTTCGATGGTTTCCAAACTGCAATTGAATACCTTTTGTCGGCAGTATTCTTTTACAATGTTTCGCTGCTTGATGACCGGCTTACCGCCTATGTTTAATACCAAATATTTATATTTGTTTTCTTTGCTCAGCCGGTTGGCTAATCGGATTTTCCGTTTTAGTCGCCAGTCGAAAATAAATGCTTTGATTCCGTGTTTAAATGCTTTCATATCTCTGTTTTTTAATTACCATAATGATTTAGGTTCTCTTCTTAGTCCGAATAGGGGTTGGAATGCTTCCATTCGTCTGTTTTTTTGCAAAATGAAAATGGCACCTTCGTCGGCATCGGGGGCGTCGTCGTGGGTTGAGCTTCCTTTTTCAAACGAGAGCGATTGCTCTAAAGCCGTCAGCATATCGGGGTCGTTTTGTTGGTTAATGTTGTAAAAGACAAAACCGCGTTCCCACAGCGGACTAATAGCTTCAATTCGTTGGTGTTTGTCGGGTTTCTTTCGGTAATCGCCTCTTATGGGCAGCTGGTAGCCTCTTAGCTTGCCTTCGTTTGCAAATTCGTCCAATATAAGTTCTTGCATAAAGTTGGCTTCCATGTAGTAATCGCAAATTACGTTGCTTGGCAGCGATTCGTGCAGGTCGTAGAACCAACGCACCATTTCACCGACGGAACACTGCCTGCAAAAGGCGTAAAGGCAGTGAAGCTCGGTGTTTTTCATTCCCCATACCTTAATGGCTTTGTAGTCGTTTTTTGCCGATGCCTTAAACGAAGGGTCGCAATAAGCTACCAAAGCGTCGTAGCTGCTTAAAGGCAGCGGTTTTTTCCATCTAATCCATTCGTTTTTAAAGACAGCCCCTTCGGTGATGGGGTTGTTCATCATTTCTTTTTGAAATGCCCGGTAGCCCATAAATTGCTCCATTGCTTGTATCTCTTCTTTCGTCCACTTTTCCGCCCAGCTTACCTTGCCGTTGCGGTCGTAAGCATTCACTCTGTTGATGTGTATGCCTTTGGTTTTGCTTATTTTGTTGAGGACAGAGTTTTTCGCTATCAGGTTGCCTACCATAACAAAACGTCCCCGCCCGCCGTCGAGCGTTCCGAAAAGAGCTTCTCTTACCCAATCGGTCAGTCGGTTGACTCTTTTTTCGTTTTGGCATAGTTCGTCNTCGTCCAAGTCGTCGATAACAATGTAATCGGGACGGAANGAGCGGTATCGCAAACCTCGTGGCGATTGTCCTCGACCNACGAGCAAAGAAAGCGGTATCGTCGAGCGTTACAAACTCTCCCGTTTGCCAGCTTCCGGTGTTGTATTGTTGTCCGAAGTCGGCGATGTAGCGTTGGTTGTATTGCAGTTCGGCTTGTATGTCGGACAGCAGAACATTGGCGTTGTCTTCGCTTTTGCCGATCAATACCATTACGTTTATCTGTTTAACGGCTTGGCATTTTAACCACAGCGGAATAAACACGTCGAAGTGTGTCGATTTGGCGTGTCCGCGTGCCCAAATAAACACGGCTTTCAGGTTGTGTTCTTTCAGCACTTTGTTGGCAGCTCTTATGTGAAATCCCGCCGATGCCGTGCTTTTGCCTGTTTTTTTGTCGGTTGTGTAGTGCGGGAAGTAGTAGTCGACAAACTCTCTGTAATTGGCTCTTAGCCGTTCAATTCGTTTGTTTCTGTCTTCTTTCGACTCGAACGAATCGACGACTGTGCGGTTTTGTACGGTTTCGCACCACAGTTTCCAATCTTCGTAATTACGGGGTTTGCCTATCATATTATTTACTTATTTGTTCGCTGATATAGAGGTCTTGATAGCGGTTGATGGCTTTGAGCAACTCAGGTGTTATCTCGCTGTCGTAGCTCGACCTGTATTGCATCCATCTACCGAAAGCCATAAAGACCTCGATAGCATCTACTACATTTGCTTTTTTATCTAATTTTTCGATGGCTGACGACAGCTTTGAGAGCTTATCGCCCAATCCGGATACCAAAAGCGGGTCGTCCGAATCGTTGACCTGCTCAATGAGTTTGTTAATGGTCATCAACAGCTTGTTTACCAATTCGGGACGTGTGATGTTTTCGGCGGCTCGCTTGGCAGCCCATCCTTCCTTATCCACCCACCGATTGACCGTTTGCGGACTTACGCCTACTTTTTCGGCGACGCTTTTTTGACTTTCGCCCCTCATATAGTAGAGCCGTGCCAATTCTTTTTTATCACTTATTTTCATGCTTTTTTTTATTGAAACACGGCAAAAGTAAAGACAAAGCAGGCTTTGTCTTGATTGTATGTATCAAATTGAATAAGATGTTGTTTGTTTTGATGTATAAAAAAATTAATGAACGGGAGGCTTTGTACTTTTGCTGCACTTTGTTTACACAAAAAATTTTAATGTATGGCAAAAAAAGCAAAAACATTTGTATTAAGCGATGAAAGCGTCAATTCTTACGGTTTTAGAATTTTAACCGACGGGATTGACTTGAGTCTTTTTAAAAAGAATCCCATTATGTTATGGAATCACAGCCGTAGTTGGTCCGACAGCAACAACACCATTTTGCCGATAGGTAAATGGGAGAACATCCGGATAGAAGAGGGTGTGTTGAAAGCCGATGCGGTGTTTGACGAGGACGATGCTTTTGCCGCTTCCATTGCACGTAAGGTGGAGAAAGGCATTATTAATATGTGTTCCGTATGCGTCGAGATGTTGGAAGAGAGCGAGAAGCCGGAGCATGTTGTTCAAGGTCAAACACGTCGTACGGTTACTAAGAGCCGTTTGTTGGAAGCCAGCGTGGCGGATATAGGCTCTAATTACAACTCTCTTTCTCTGTGTAAAGACGGCAAAATGATAGAATTGAAAACGGGGGACGATTGCCCCGTCGGTTTATTGAAAGAATGTCAATTAAATAATAAAAGTATTAACGAAAACAATTTAAAAATGAAAGTAATTGCGATGTCGCTCGGTTTGGCTGAGAGTGCCACCGAAGCGCAAATAGTAGCAGCTATCGGGGATCTGAAAAAACTTAATGATGTGATTTCCGAAAAAGACAAAACCATTGAAGCCTTGCAAAACGAGGCAAAAGAAAAAGAGAAAAAGGCTATAAAAGATGCGGTTAATTTAGCCGTTTCAGCCAAGAAAATTACAGCCGACAAGGCAGCTCATTTTATCGAGTTGGGCGAAGCTGTTGGGTTAGAGAAGTTGCAAAAAACATTGGACAGTGTTGAGCCTGTCGTAAAACCCAGCCAATTTTTGAATCAGTCGTCCGGTGCGGGTAGCAGCGGCGGTGGTGTGAAAAAATACAGCGAGCTATCGAGCGAGGAGCTGATACATCTGCGTGAGAACGACAGAGACGGCTACATAGATCTGTATAAAGCCGAGTTTGGTTTTGAGCCGAAAATGGATTAACAATTAAAAATTAGGAATTAACAAGTAAAAATCAAAAAATTAAAAAGAGATGAAAAAGATAATGTTGATGTTAGTTGCAGTTATGCTTAACTGCTTTGTGGGTGCGATAGCCGCCCCTTTTATCGGACTTACACCCCTTGAAGGCGGTGCAGGTTTAGTTGTGTTGAGTGCTGCGAAGGCGGTGCAGGTTTAGTTGTGTTGAGTGCTGCATTCGGAAAAGTGGCACCTGCCGGCAGTTTAACCGCCGGATTGTATACCGAAGCGTGGACGGGTTTTATGGTAAAAGCATTTAGGTCTTCAGCCGAATCGTTGGGTTGGTACGCTAAAATTAAGAGTTACGACCAATATGCCGAAAACGATGTTATTCATTTTGTTAATATCGGCGGCGATCCTACCGTGTTAATTAATAATACCTCTTATCCGTTGGCGATAGAGACGTTGGCAGATGCTGATAAACCGATAGGCTTGGATAAATACCAAACCAAACCCACCGCTATTACCGACGATGAAGTGTATGCCATTAGCTACGATAAAATGAGTAGCGTTATCGAGCGTCATCGTGATGCTATTAATGATAAGAAGTATGCGAAAGCCATTCATGCGTTGGCACCTTCGGAAAACAAAACGCTAACGCCGGTTATTAAAACGACCGGAGCGAGCGTTGATGCGGGAACTCGTAAGGCTCTTACTCGTTCTGACGTTATTGCGATGAAAAAGAAATTCGACAAAATGAAGGTTCCTGTTGTCGGGCGTATATTGGTATTATGCACCGACCACGTGAACGATTTGTTGGAAGCCGACCAAAAGTTTGCACAACAATACTATAACTACGAGAGCGGTAAGATTACCAATATGTACTCGTTCGAGATTTACGAGTTCGGCGATAATCCTTACTTCAATGCTTCTACATTAAAGAAAATAGCCTTCGGTGAGAGTACATCCGGCTATTTGCAAGGCAGCGTTGCTTTCTATGCCCCTCGTATGATGAAAGCCGACGGCACTACGAAAACCTATTTGTCGGAAGCAGCTACCGACCCTCAAAACCAACAAAACTTGGTTAACTTCCGCCACTACTCTATCTGTTTACCTCTGAAAGAAGAGGCAATAGGAGCTATTATCAGCGATGTGGTGGCTACCCCTACCATTCTTACCGACGATGAAATTGATTTTGCAGCCGCCGGCGGAACCAAGAACCGCACGGTTAATACCAACGGTTTAGAGTGGACGATTGCTACAGCAAACGATTGGTTGACCGTAAGCATTGCTTCGGGTAAAGCCAAATGTGTGTGTGCTGCCAATGCCGGTGCTGCCCGTACAGGTAAATATACCATCACATTGGTAGATTATCCCGACATTAAGAAAGACGTAACCGTTAATCAAGAGGCGGGAGCATAATTAAATAATTGAAAAACCATTTTAGATTTGCGATGAGACCGAGACCGATTGAAAGCGAAAATATTCACTGCACTGCCACCCTTGCCGGTGGCAGGGTGTCGGTCGTTTTGCATGGAAAGGAGATAAGACAATGAGTTGGATAGATATAATTAGCCTTGTGCTGAATGTGCTTTTGTCGGGGAGTTTAATTGTAACTCTCTTTACATTGAAATCAGCCAAACGCAAAGCCAAAGAAGAGGCTGAGGGTTTGAGAATAGAAAACGACAGAAAGGTGCTGCAAGACTTTAAAGAATTTATTGTAAATCCCCTGAAGGCAGATTTAGTGAATTTGAAAAAGGAACTATCAAGCTACAAGCAGGAATTAAGCAAGTTTCGCAAAGCAATAGAGCGAATTGAGGTGTGCGAGCATAAGGAGGGTTGCCCGGTGAGGTGCGAGCTTCAGAAAAAGGACGAATCCCCTTTGCCGCCTGCTTAAATATTAGAAATTAAAAAAAATTAGAAATTATGGCAAAGACAAAACAACAAGAATCGAATGTAGATGCTGAAAAATATCCGAAAGTAAAAGGNAATTATTGCTTTGTTTGTTCCGACGGGACAGAGTTTTCGGACATGTATTTTGCCAGCATTTACGAGTCAAAAATCAAAAAAATAAATCAAAATGAGTGAATTAAATGACATAAAATTTATAAAGGGTAATGGTGGTATGGGACGACCTGCTGCCAACGAAGACCCTGTTTCGGGAGTTGTGTTTAACGGCTTAGGTTTAACCTTCGACAGTGCTTCGGGCAATATCAGCGGTTTTGAAATAGTGGCGGTGTCGGGTTCCGACCCCGTTTCTTATGCCAAGAAGTTTGAGTATGCCGAACAAATGGCTGAGTGCGGTATAGAGTATACGGAGTACAAAGAGACGGCATTGACTTCGGAACAAAAAGCTAAAAACGTGCTGTATTATCATATCAGCGAGTTTTTCAGAATGAATCCTACCGGCACATTGTATGTTATGATTAAAGCCGGCAGTACGGCTGTTGTCCCGGGCGACATCGCCGACTTACAGAATTATGCCAACGGCAGAATGCGTCAGATAGGCGTTTTTAACTCGGAATATGGAACTACGCTAACGGCAACGGCATTGCAAACGGTTATGACGGCATTGGAAGCCGACCATAAGCCTGCAAGCCTTATTATATGCTATAGCGGTAAATCGGTTGCGTTAAGCACGCTTACGGCTGCCGAATTGCGCGTATCCGGACAATTCAACTTATCGGTGCTTATCGGTTGCGACTTTACGCCTTCGATGGTAAACGAGTTGGGCGATTATGTGTATTACGGCTGCTTGGGTGCCTGCTTGGGTGCTGTGAGCAAAGCCAAAGTAAACGAGAGTATTGCTTGGGTGCAAAAATTCCCGCTTGGTTTCAGTTCGCCGGCATTGTTTAACGGCAACTTGATTAAAAACGTGAGCAAAAGCNATAAAGAGTTGTTGAACAACAATTATATTTTTGTGATTACGCACGTTGGCGACGCTAATAACTACTTTAACGATTCGCATACGTTAGACCTTATTACCAGCGACTATTGCTATATCGAGGATGTGAGAACGATTGATAAAGCGATACGTGGTATACGCAGCAATTTGTTGCCGTATTTAAGCAGTCCTCTGAAGGTGGATGCCGGGACAGGTAAAATGCTTCCTTATGTTGTTTCTACGCTTGAAAACGTAGCCAACAAAGCACTGCACGCTATGGAACAGGCAGACGAATTGAGCGGTTATTCGGCGGTTATTGACCCCGAACAGGACGTTATAACTACCGGCGAAGTGGAAATTGTTATTCAACAAGTTCCTGTCGGTGTTATGCGAAAAATGAAAGTTAAAATAAGTTACGCAAAAGAAGTTTAACGTTAAAAAAAAGAAAGGGAAATAATATGGCAAATGAAATAAGAAACATAATTCCACGCATTAACGGCGAAATACCTGCATGGTGTAACCTAATGGTATCTATCGACTGTATTCCTACAACAGGTATTACGGCTATTGATTATAAGTCTGAAGTTGAAATGGAAGATGTTCGTGGTTTGGGCGGACAGAAACAAGGCAGGGGCTACGGTCATCCGGAAGATACCGGCAGTATTACTTTGTTGCGTGAAGAAATAGAGGCGATGCGTTCGGGTAGTCCTACAGGCAGATTGCAAGACATTCCGCCTTTTGATATTATATTGCAGTTTATCCGTGTCGGACAAACGAGAATTATCGAACATAAATTGTTGGATGTTCAGTATAAATCGGACGGTATGGAGATTGCTGCCGGCGATACGAAAAACGAAAAACAACTCGATTTGCAAATCGGCGAAATAAAATACAGATAATTATGAGCGACAAAAAAACAAATAGCATTCTACGAGAGCGATTTGGCGAAAAAATAGACGTATGGAAAAAGCAATACGGTAGTGTATTCGGTTATGTGTCGGACGACGGCAAGGTATGTGTATTGCGAGCTGCCGATTTGAACATCTTAGATGCGTGCCGTGCAGTTAGCGGCGGCAGTAGCATTCGTTTTGATATTGCGTTGTTGGAGAATTGTTGGTTGGACGGCGACAAAGAATTGCTTAAAGACGACAAATATCGCATGGGTTTGTTCGATTGGCTTGGCGTTATTATTAAGAAGGTCGAAGGTCGCTTGGAGGAGCTATAGCCTTTAGTTCTATAGAATCTCCTGCCGATATAGGGCGACGTCCTCGTAGCCCCATGGAGTCGCCCCGGCATGCGAGAGCTAAAGTGCTTCACTACCAATATCGCTTAATGAGGGCTTACGTTCGGTATTATTTGAAATACAGTCCGGATGTTTTAGACAAGATGACGTTGGAGCAATTGGTAGAGGCTTATGAAGATGTGCTTTTAGTAAGAAGTAAAAAACCGAAATTTGAACCGGAAGAATAATGGAAGATAAAACAGTAAAATATAGCATAGAGATTCTTGATAAGTGGAGTAACGGCTTAAACAAGTTTAACAGCAGCGTTGATTCTGCCAACCGTAAGGTGGGTGCGTTGAATGCGTCGCTTTCCACATCTTCCAAAAGTCCTCACAACGATGTTAAAAAATCGTTGTCTCAATTGCGTTCACAGTTGTCTCGTTATAAAGAGGCTTCCGAGAACTCTTTTCGTAGCGACCATATAGCTCGCTATAATCGTATGATTAAAGAGACGGAGAAACAAATAGAAAGCCTTGAGGGGCGTAGCAATAAGTCGGGCGGTTTAGGTGGTTTGGGTATCGGCAAAGGAGCGGTTGGTTGGGCTGCCGTAGCCGTAGCAGCGGTCAAAGGTGTTGCGGCGTTTAAAGATTTCAGCAAAGAAAGCATAGAGGCATCCATGCAGGTAGAGACTTATACTTCCTCTGTTAAAAATATGTTGGGAGGCAGTGCCGATGCTGCACGTGAACGTATGCAGGAGTATTTTGACATAGCTAAAAAAACACCTTTTGATTTGCCTCAGGTAATAGAGGCGGGGAATCAGCTTCAAGCACTTGGTCGTTACAGTCGTGAGAATGTAACATTGCTTGGCGACTTGGCGGCTGCTTCGGGTAAGCCGATGGCACAAGCATTGAGAGCTTACGCTAAAATGGCATCCGGACAGAAAGGTATAGCAGTGGATATGTTTCGAGACTTAATGATAACTACCGAAGATTGGACAAAAGCTACCGGTAAGGGTGTAAGCAAAAACGGTGAGTTGTTGGCGACGACCGAAGAATTGCTTAACGTACTTCCCGATATTATGAAGTCGAAGGGTTATTTCGGAATGATGGCAACACAATCAGCCACCACCGGCGGTCGTGTTGCCAATTTGAAAGACGACGTTTTTCAATTGAAAGTTGCTTTAGGCGATAAGTTGTCTCCGACGGTTAATAAGTTTGTCGGCATTAGCAGTAAGGCTGTTGACACGATGCGTTCGTGGGTGGAGATTCCTTTGGAACAAAAAATAGCCAAAGAGAAAGCAGAACTCAATGTATTGGTTGAATCGCTAATGAGAACCAACGAAAAAGAGGAAAGACGCAAAACCATTATAGATGAATTGCAGCGTAAGTATCCCGAATTTTTGAAAAATATAGACATAGAAAAAGCTACTACCGAGCAATTAACGACGGCGTTGAAAAATGCCAATGCGGAATATGATAAGAAAATGCGTAAAGCTGCCATGTCTCGACGTATAGAAGACCTTGAGGCTTCGATGGGCGAAGATATGGATGATATTGCAAAATATGAAACGTCGATAGAAGCAAAAAAGAAATATGCAGAATTAAACGCCGAGTTGAAAAGGAAATATGGAAACCTTAGTATAAGAGGTATAAAAGAAATAATAAAAACCGGTCAAAGAAAAACCTATCCAAATATGGATGGTAAGCCGGTGATTATTGAATACAGCGAAGAGGAGCGTGCCGATATTAGTGCTTTGTGGGCGGAAATGGAAACTTACGGAGACCTTATGACGTGGTTTGGCAATGATAGAAAAAAGCTAAAAAAAGCACAGACTTCTTATGAAAGATACAAGCAACAAAAGTCTATAATAGAGGGGTTGTTCGGCGAAGAAGAAACTACCGACGATGATAAGCCTAAAGATGCGGTTACGCCTTCCGGTGGTGGCGGAACCGGAATAGAAGGTGCTGCCGAAACAATCAGCAGTAGCAGTAGCAGTAAAATTGTCAACATCACGATTGACAACTTAATAGGTGTTAACAACAATGTATTTAAAGAAGGTCAAGGTGTTTCGGAAGCTGAAGGCTTTAATAACAAATTGCGTGATGCATTGATAGGAGTGTTGAACGATGTAAATTATATGGTCGGATGAGTGTAGTTGAAATTATAATCAATAATAAAAGAGTTGCTTATTTTGGGAGTTCGGTTATCAATGCCGGTCTTCATGCGAGCGAGCTTGCCTTAACGGATAGCGTAAGGCGTAGTATGTATGTTCGTGAGGTGTTGGTAGACGAGGAGGAA